TTTTGGTGAATGGAAGTTGATCGTCGGACTTTGCTGGAAGAAAACGAATGACAGCGAAACCATTACCAGCACTGTCTGTTTCACACCGCCAGAAATCTTCCTTATTATCATCTTGGTTTGAATAGCCGCCCGCTTGTAACTTTTGAACGGCGGCTAGTAGGGCAGGATTAATTGCCATATTGTATCTCCTATATACACGATTGTAAACGAAATGTAAACGCTTTTGGTACTACACGATTATAAACGACGGTTATTTCTTCGCAGATGATATTCTAGTTCTAATGCCAATTCTGTTTGGTCATCATCAAAATCATATTCATCCACGTTACTAATTATGCTTGCTGTGGAATGCTTATAATGACTGCTTTTGTTACGCTTATCTTCCTTGTCATCATCATAAAATGACTTGGCGTACCGCTTAACTGACTTGCCCATTTTGAAACTTATGCTCCTTGATTATTGTTTGAATCTTGTCTTTTTGGTATTTGACAAAAGGTCGATACTTCATACAACGCATTACCAAAGTTTTTGCATATGGATCATTATTACATACTTCTGCCCACGTGTCAAAAAATTTGTTGGTGCCTTCATTATATAGCAAAACAGCACTTTCGACAGTAATAAAACTTGCCTTGATCATTTGCAACAAAGGAGGCTGATTTCCACTCGGAGTTACCGAAAAGATATCAACTCCTTTTGCACGTGATTCTATTTTATTAAGATCGTCTTGGAATACTTTTGTGATTGAATCTTGGATCTTGCGCCACTGTAGATATTCAGATTCAGCGTCCTCATAACTGTTGTAGATAAAGTCCCGATTGCCACGAATAAAGTTAGCAATGCAGAACTGAGACGCTTTTTCGCGGTTAAAGAACTTACCACCGTAATATTCGAATCTGTGTCTGTCACTTCTAACTCCGTATTTTTCTGGTGAAACCTTTATCTTGCCCGAATACTTTATCACGTCATATGATGCTACGTTGAAATGAAAGTCAATCGCCTTGTGAATCTTGAAAAAAGTCCAACCTGATAACATTATTCACCACAAAAGTTAACCTCAACAACATCAATATCTTTAATCCATTCCGTATAGTAAGATACAGTATGACTGCCCAATCCCAAATTCCACCTTGGTTTGGCTTTTGTTATGATACATTGAATTTTTAATCTAGGATTATCATAGGTGTTATCAATATAACATAGACCGGTAAACTTGTTAATTTTCAGCATTGGATAATGCGCTTTGCACTAATATTCCACTTGCTTGATTCTCAACATACAAATGATTTGAATAATAAGACCGATGATGATAAGCAATGCACCATCGATTATTTGTATTCCGCGAATAAGATCATCAATAGACATTCCTATTCCAAGCCCGATACTAATCATGGAAAGATACCGAAAGATAATCATACTAGATTATACTCCAAAATATAATATATCGCAATCGCAGCACAAAGACGAACACCGCGGACCACACGTTGTCAGTCATTGCCGATAAGATTCCGACAATGACGTTCATCGGCTACAAAATGTTATATACAGTTCTCATATTCATACGGGCAGACTCGCTTCCTTCATTATAAGACCCGTTTCCATTGCATCATTCTTGATCAGTTCTTTCATGGGACGAGTAATCAGAGGCACAACATCATCAACGTCAATACAATACTCTGTGCAATAATCGAGAACTGCATCGATCATGTTGATACGCTTTTCTATCATTCGATCTTGAATTATACTCAAGAATGCCTCGGGAGTCAAAAATAGATCATGTTCCTTCATGAAGTTGTGCCTCCATTTCGCGTTCCATTTCCTTCATTTGAATGTCGATAATTTCTTCGACAATACCGTCACGTTCATATGCAAGTTCAATAAGTTGACGTTTCATGTAAGCAATTTCTTCTTCCAATCGACGCACTTTTACTTGAAGTTCAATTTGATCACCCTTACTCAATGCACGAAATTCGGTCATGTTATGCACCTTTCATCAAAGGAATTTTATTCGCAAACCAGTCAGCAACGACCCACCGATCCAGAAGTTCATAATAGATTGCCCATCCGTACGGATCACTTTCGTCCATCTTGTACTTTCGTGCTGTATCTTGATCGTTGATAAAGTTTGACATTTCTTGTCTCACATCATTGAATTCCTGGCGCATATAATTCATGTAAGTTTCCTCATTGCCGTTCTTTTTTGCGTAGTCCAACAACTTACAACGTTTTTGAAACAGATTTACTCCTTCAAGAGTTTTCAGTTTCAATGTGGTGTTAGGTGTGTCCGTTGTCACAACAGATACACCATGAGAAAGAAGGGACGTAGGAATCCGAAACATTTTATTACCCGTTCAGTGATGTTGCTAGAGAAATTCCAGAGACCGATTCAAGATAACGCTTTTCGTACTCGGTTACGCTCTCGGTGTACATATTGATTGCGTGGTACGGGAAGAAAGCTGGGTGATCATCGTCAGCTAGGAGCAACGGGGTCTCGAATGATGCACCAGTACCTTGCTGAGTTTGCATCATCCACAAGGCGCAAGGCTGGTACAACCATATACCCTCCATATTAGTAGTTGCTGGCAGAAAACCACCGCATACTTGACCGATAATTTCGTCATAGGTTGACAGTTTGTTAATTACTACTTGCATTTAGATTTCTCCGCTGGGTTGATTGTCATAGAAATCCTTTTGTCTCGTTGCTGAAACAGGAGGATCAATTAGTGTGCCCCTGATTCGGACAGAGTGTGTTCTTTGGTTTTTCTTGACAATTCATTTCATTCTTCATGATGTAAAAACGACACGTATACATTGCCGCATACGTGGCATTTATTGTCAATAAATTACAGTTCAATCATCTGATAACGAGGACCGTTAATCGTTTGCATAACAATCGACAATGGATCAAAGTTTTCTGCTTTCAACACGGACTTCATGATTGCAGGCGAGAATCCTGAAATCAATGCAACACCATCTGTACGGACCGTCGTCGGCGCGTTTGCGTGTATTGCATTCAAGTTCCAGAAAACAATCTTCGGAACTTCGTACCCTGCCGCTTCATACTTTGTACGAATCATTTCCAGCCCAGACATGTTGGAGCATCTATCAAACTGCATATCTGACATGATCAAGATGAACTTGGGCATTTCAGATACTTCAACCTTGTTACGAGTTGCCACCTCCAATACTTCATCGAATGCCGCGGTGATGTTGGTGTTCATACCCCAGTCGGAGCGTTGCATTTGCGACATCTTTTGTTGAATGTTACCGGTCAACTGCACCAATTGAGGCTTCTCCGAGAACGTCAAGAACATGCCGTTGAATGCGCCTTGTTGCTTATCTGCAATATACAGACCAAGAGACACTGCAATATCCATACAACTCACGTTGCTGCCAGCAGGGCAGTTCATTGACCCCGACACGTCTACCATAGTCAGAATCTTATCATCGCCCAAATAGTTAGGCAGTGCGCCCCATTGCGCCATACCAACGGTTGCGTCACCACGGTGCATACCTTGAATAACTTGGTACGGGAAGATCGCCGATGCATTGATCTTCGCTTCGCCCTTCGTCAAGGCTTCCTTGTACTTCATATATTGCGCGGTCGCATTCTTGGTGAATGCCTTCATGTAAATCTTTGACGCAACAGAAGGCAACTTGTCAAATTCGATCTTATCCCATTCTTGGGCACACATTGACTGTTCAACGACGTTAGTCATTGAAACCAAAGTCTTGCGATACTGCTTTGGCGTCATCTTCATGAACTTACGCAATTCGACTGCTGCCAGCCCTTTACGATCTTGCCACTTAGCGCACAACTGCGCGCTAGACAAATTTTGACGACAGATTGATTCTAATTGTGTTTTGTAAGACATTTTAACCCTTTCAAGGTATCCATTTATATATAATATATCAATTAATAATTTAAGTCAATGACAAATAATGATTCATTTTATAGACAACAAATACACTAAGTGGTATTTTCAAATAATAGATAAAGCTATTGCCCGGGCGAAAACAAGAAAAGATGCTAAATTAATGCTAGGAGAAGTAGAAGGTCATCACATTTATCCTAAATCTATTATTAAAAATAATCAACTTGTTTATCTTAGCATTAAAGAACATTTTGTTTGTCATTGGTTGCTGACTAAAATGACCAGTGGATCAGACAAATACAAAATGGAACACGCTATGACATTTTTTACAAAAAGACAATCTTTAACTCCATTTGAGATTAAAATAATGTTGCCGTTTAAACATAAACCATGTTCTGACGAGAGACGATTTAATATAAGTCAAGCTAGAAAACACACTCAAAAGAAATTGTGCCCACATTGTAATCGAGAAACTGATCCTGGAAATTATATTAGATTTCATGGTGATAATTGTAAATTTAATCCAGCCGTAGATCAAGAACATATCAAAAATAGATCAGATGCCGCGAAATTGAATATTATGAAACTGATTGAGAATAATACATATTCAAAACCTAAACCGTTAGTTGGAGAATTTACTTGTCCACATTGCGGCAAAATTGGAACCAATTACGGTGCAATGAAACAACATCATTTTAATAATTGCCCACATTTTACTGGTGAGATGAGTAAATGTAGAGTTAAACCATTATTGTGCTGCTGTATGATATGCAAAAAAGAAATTGATAATGCAAACATCGTTAGACATTATTCAAAATGCTCCAACAATTCTTTACAATCATCTTCAGACAACGATTCAATTATTTCCAATATGTGACGGGATTTTATCCCATTTTTGAGAGTTTTTGATATAATTTTATATGCAACTTCCTTGGTATCAGCCGCGGTGAAGATCAACAGATCATCCCAACGACCATATTCGGGGATCAACGGAATTAGCCGCTTACATGCGTTCACGTCAGTCTTTTCCAACTGTAACATCAGATTACGGAACGTCAAACGTTCGCCCGCGCCGCCACGAATATCACGTGCCCAAAATAGGGTACGAGCCGCTAGGGTCTTGTCCTCGGCGAATGCGCGAGAGAATTCAGCAGCAATCTTAGGTTGTGCATTACGTGACGAGCCGATCGAATAAAACAGGTCGACAATAGACTTGCCAGTGTTGGTAAAAGCCTTCATGCCGTTGGTGGTTGAGGTAACTGCGGGAGCGTTTACTGCTTGTGCAAAAGTGTTCATTGTATTACTCCAATAATTAACAGAATGTTTGAGGGGATTTATAAGTCCCTCGGAATCGCTTTGCAGATAGTGTTTGCTGCAAACATTCTAAAACTACTTCATTTTGACAGGATAACAGAAGCCCTAGGTCCCACGTCCGTATATACTCGGCGCCGGACCCTTATAACTTCTAGGCATTAGCGATATTTTAAGTGTATGCTGTAGTCATCCTAAATTTTACAACTTTAACAGGATAGAGATCATGGCTTTCCCCTTAGCACTTGTCTTTTCAAGTGTCATCAAGTAATTTCCTTGAACATCACCAACTGATTCGACGTTGGCTCTAACGTGTCTTTCCAAGTTGTCACCGTCTTTCCCGGTAGTCAGCCTTTCACACAAGTTAGGGCAATCTTAGTAGGTCTTTTAAAATTTGTTGCTGTATCTATCCTAATATATCATTAAAGAGCAGTTTATAACTTATACATCTATTATATAGTAAAACTTATTTTTCGTCAAACTTTTATGATGTTTTTACAGTCACGTCGGTCTTGAACAGAATGCCACAGAGAGCGGTAATGCCCCATGCTTGCAGCCAACCAATTGTCACAAGACCTATAACAGCCTGCACCAAGCAGAAGTTCCAAAGCCGCATCACAGGCAGAGAAACCATCAGCCCAATTACGAGCATGATCAATACGGTAAGAGAGAGAATTTAGTCAAGAGATCCGTAATATAAAATTCCTTTGTTCAGAGATAAGGGAAAACGTTTTCTTCTTGTTCGAGTTTCAAAGCATCTTCCAGACGCGCGAAAGTTTTGGCAGAATCTGCGCTAACCAACCATTCGCCTTTTCGATAAATGTAGTCGTATTCTTCGAAGTTGCCATGATTTTGATAGTGTTCGAAAGACGGATGACGATGCACTTGCAATTCATCCCCGCGGTCACGATGATAAAACTTGCAGATACCATCATGAGACTTATCAAACTCGTGCTTACGCCCAATTTCCTCTGCCAAGACAGAGCAGGCGCCGCATGAAATCAGATCACGAATCTTTTTCGGGTCTTGATAATGATTGAACAAAATCTTACCATTCCAAGAAATGTAACCATCCCAGTGAACGTAAATCTGTTCGATTGAGCCATCTCCGCATTCGAATGCCACTGTTGAGCGAGTTGCCATTTTGTGTTGTCTTTCGTTTTACGATGATTACATGTTACATGAAGGTATATTTATTGTCAACGCCTTTCATCAAAAAAGATCCTACGCCAAGAACAACACCACCGACTGCGAATAGTACACATTGAGCCCATGCTGTCAGTCCAAAAAGAACAACCGCTCCAATCCACATAACCAAACGCATCTTCATAGCAGACCCCAAAGTTTCATTACATGCTCAATCGTCAAGTACCATGCCCACAGAGGGAATAGAAATGCGAACAGCGTACTCAAGAATCCTTGAGCATACACTATACCCATGATCCACATAATAAGGGTTAACGGCTTCCAAATCATGCTAGTTCCTTCTCTACGTTTGTTTTACGAGACTTCCATTGCACTATGACCGCAAATTGACGATGATACATGTCGGCGAATGCTTCTTTACGTTCAGATTTAGACCAAGCCCGACGATATTTTATCGTTTCCTTTCGACAAAATTAAGCTTCTTCGCTGATGCACGTATCTTTATCCTCTTGATTATCGAACACAATCTTATACGACTTCAATGGAGGGTCATATTCATACAGAGGTACGAAACCCATACGCGCAATTCATCTTTCATGTTGCTTTCCTATATTTTAGTAGTAGATAAATCCAAAAAATGTTTGAAGTCATGATAAACAAGCCGCCAACGAAACTAATCCATTGCCCCAGATGCGGGTAAAAATATAAGTTCCAGATTCCCCAGCCAGTGAAGAATATAGTGCTTACGATACTCACACCAGCAACCGCTTTATCTTTAAGAACATGCCGGCAATGATCAAGAATAAATGCACCACCTAACAGTTCAAACGAGCCATTGATCAGATCGGGTATGCTCATTGTACGATGTACCACAAAATAAGTTTGATCATGGGAAGACTCATTAAAAGATTCCCAAGCAAGAAACCCAATTCTGCTTACCATCATGAACTTCTAGACCTGCTAATAAAATACTGCCACCAAAAACAAAAAGAAAGCAACTCCAAAGAAAAAGTAGAGGTGTCATTATTTTCCTTTGTATTCCGTAGCATAAAAGCCAGACCCCTTGAATGCAAAAGACGGCGCTGAAAATTGTTTATGTAACACCGTACCACACTTAGAACAAACTGGAACAGTCTTACTCGCGTCTTCCGAGCGAATCATCATATCGACTTCATTTCCACAAGCGGGGCATTTATAAGCATACAGAGGCATCTTTATTCGCCGTAGTAGTAGTAGTTGTTGTTGTTGTTGATTGT